GTGTTGTACCGCTGCACCACCTCGTTGGTCTTGATCTGCTTGCTGCCGCCGGTGCTCATGAGGTCGAAGGTGACCAGCTTGTCCCCGTTGGGATTCCACATCTGGGGCAAGATCACGCACATCTGCTCGTCCATGCGGACGTTGCGCCCCATGCGCTTCAGTCCCTCGAACCACGCCTTCTCGGCCGGCGAGGCGTCCGCGCTCATCCACTCGCCCGGGCACTCGATCTTCGGCATTCCGGCCAGGTCGCGCTCGATCCCGATGGCCTCGAACGCTTCGATCTTGGTCTTGAAGAACCACGGCTTGTAGGCGCTCCGCAGGATGGACCGGCCTTCGGGCGAACCTTTCTTCGAGTTGGTGCGGAACAAAATCAGCCGGTCGGCGGGGATGGTCACGGTCTGATACTTCGGCGGCGGTTGCTGGGTCATGCCGAGCACCTCGCCCTCGTCGCTGAACTCCCACGCGAAGAGCGTATCCTGCGCACGCGTCGGGAGCTTCGCCCAGCCGATCTTGCCGTCGTCGTACTGCGATGACACCTTGCCGCCCTGGCCCCGGCGCATCTTGTAGACCGGGTGAGTGGCCTGCCAGCCGTAGACGAGCATGGACAAGATCTCGGAGATCACCTCGGACCATGGCCGGTCCTGGTCGTCCATGCAGCTCTTCAGGAAGTCTGCCTGCTCCTGGTCTGCGGGCTCACCACCCGCCGGGGTCACGTCCCACGACACCTGGCGGATCAGCATCTCGATCGCGAAGAGCACCGCGCCCACCACCGGGTCGTTCTCGGCCATCTCGTGGAAGACGTCCCGGCCCTTCTTGCCCTTGAGGTTCGGATTGAATTCCTCGTCAAGGATCCCGCCGTACTGCCGGAGGCCGGTTGCCCCGAGTTCAACGCTAAAGTTCTTGACTTTCTTCGGGCCCTTGGCAGCGGCTTTCTTTGTGGCCATGCCCCGAGCCTACAGCAGGGGCAGGGCAGCGGTCAACGTTGCCGCGTGTCAACTAGCCCACGGGTTCGACTGGCCCATGTCGGGGAACTTGATGTCGGGCACGGCCCGGGAGCGGTTGAACAGCCGGCTCAGGGCCTGGCTGGTGGCGTCCACCTGGTCGTCGTTGAGGCTGCCCGGGAAGGTGGTCAGCTCCCCTATCCACTCGTTGACCCACGGGTAGAGCTGCGCGGCCGGGATGAGCACGTTGCCGGCCTGGAAGGCGGGGCTCACCGCGTACAAGCGCGCCGTCTTCGACCCCTGCGGGTTGATGGGGATCAGCCCGGGGACGCGCCCCTGGAGCGTGTTGATCACAGCGGTGCCGTTCGCCTTGTCCTCAACCAGCTTCTCCAGGGCGGCCGGCCAGGCGGCGGTGAGCCGCTCGATGGCGGCAATGGTAGACACGAAATCGAGCCGCTCCCGGATCTGGTCGAGCAAGTAGGCGTTGGCGCCGCTGAGTCCCCAGACCTGGCCCACCACGAAGCTGGAGGTCTGCAAGTCCTTGAAGGCCATGTCCCAGCTCTGGATCAGCTTGTCCCACCGCGCGGGCAGCTCCGACCAGTGCTTGATCCAGATGTTGCGGATGATCTGGCCCTCGGGATCGGTCGGGTGCTGCTGGTACATGGCGAGCCAGATGACGGGGGCCATCGCCGCCTTGATCCGCTCGAGCGCATCGATGGGCCACCGCTCGGGACAGAGGGCTTCACCGGGGGCCCGGCCCAGGGCGTCGCCCTCTTCGGCGATGGCCGGGAGGTCCACCACTTCCCAGTCGTCGCTGTGCTCGGAGACGAGCCAGCCGGTCAGGTCGTTCTGGTGCCAACGGGTCTGGATCACGATGATCGAGGCGTTGGGCTCGGCCCGGGTGTAGAAGGTTCCCTGGAACCACTGCTGGACGCGGAGCTGTGCCAAGGGGCTCTGGGCTTCCTCCCAGCTCTTGAAGGGGTCGTCGATCAACATGCAGTTGTGGACCAGCAACTCGTTGGCGAAGAAATTGTGATTGTCCTCTACTTGGAGATCGTAGACATGCTGGCGGCCTTCGCGTATCTCCCGAACCAAGGAAACGGAGTCTTCTTCGACTTGTGGTGGGTCACATGACACCGTTGGCAAATGGTAATCAGGTTCGCATGGTCGTTGTTCGAGGGATCCCCGTCGATGTGATGAATCGACATGTTGGTCCTGTTCTGCGCCGTTGGGTGGTTCACCTTGACGGTCTTCTGACCAACCCCACACGCCACGCACTTTGAGAGGTCCCTCGAAAGAATAATCGGCCTCGCGTCGGCGAACTCCTTGGAGTGGCTCATGCCGTCCTTGTAGTGCGGATTCCCCTCCCCTTTCATCCTGTCCGAATGAGCCTTGTTTGAGCACTTGAGCCCGCAGTACATGGCCTTGGAATGCTTCACCGTGAATATCTCCCCGCACTGTTTGCATGTTCTCGTTGGCCTTGGATGTGCCGCCTTCCTGCACTCCGGGGAGCAATACTTGCGCCGCTTGACGGGCTTGTCGCACATCGCGCACTTCCGGCTGTTCTTCACTGCGTGGTGCGCCTGGGAGCACTTGGTTCCGCAGTAGACATCCGTGCGGCCCTTCCTCGCCTGCTTCTCGTATTCGCAAAGGGGCCTCTCGAACGTCTTGCTGCACCAGCAGCATTCCAACACCACGGCGGCCTTCCGCAGCTTGAGGTAACAGGCCCTGTGCAGCGTCCCCTTGGTCGCCGGCTTCTCCTTCCCGCAGTAGGCGCAGATCCGGTTCCTTCGCTTTCCTGATGGCAACAAGCCCGTCACCTCTCCCAAGATCAGCGGCCTTCCGGTATCCGCACTCAGGGACGTAAAACGGGTGGTCGCTGGTAGCTCGGACATGACGCCCTTGACGTGTTCTGACCTCAACAATTCGCCCCGAGGACCGTCTGGCAATTGCTCTAACTTTTTTGAGTTCTCTCTTTCCTGTTTCATGATTCACCGTCCATATTGTTGGGCGGTATTTTAAACGGGAGAGGTGTGCTATGTCAACGTCTCCATGCGCTGTAGAAATCATAGTCCCAGCAGGGAAGCAATGTCCACCACGTCCGGTGATCGGGCCGCCAACTCCGGCCGTCAGCATGCCCCCCCCTTCGGGCGTCTCCCAGTCAGAGGCCGCCCGCTTGTCCGGCCTGACGGTCGTCCATGTGTCGGTGCGTGGATGCTCGAAGAGGTCCCGGACCTTGCGCCCCCACTCTCGCGCCAGGCTGGCCCCGTAGCTCCCCAGGATGATCCGGCGCTCTGGGAAGGCCTCCAGGTAGAAGGCCGGCAGGTAGTGGCTCGTGAGCATGCTCTTGCCGTGCCGCGGTGGCACGTTGATGATCAAGCGCCCACCCTCGGGCCGGCGCAGGTGCTCCATGATCTTGTCTGCGAGGTGTACGCACCAGCGGTATGGGTGCCAGGGATCGGCTCCGAGCTGCTGTGACCAGTGCTCGGCAGCGCCGGGGAGGGTGGTCTTCCAGTCGGGGAGTTCGCTCATCGCCCGTCAGCGGGCAGAGCCGTTGCCGCCCTGCGGGACCACCTCGGCGGTCGCTTCGATGGCGTGCCCGTTCCCTGGCGGAAGGGCCGGCGCCATGAGCCCGCGCATGGTCTCGCGCTGGGCGCCAACCTGGAGCTCTATCCCGCCCTGAAGGAAGACCTGCTTGCCGTACTCGGACGGGTGGCGCCGCTCCAGCAGCCACGCCTGGGCCCGCCAGTCCTGCTTGCCAGCGGACCGAATGCCGCGTACCAACTCGGCCTTGCCCTCGGTGTATGCGTGCGTAAGTCCTCGGAAAAACCTGTGATACTTCCCGCTCTTGGCCTGCTGGCCCTTCCGTGCCCAGTTGCCGAACGTGTCCTCGTGGACCCCGGCCAGGGTCGCCGCGTCCTTCTGTGTGAGCCCGTCCCGGATGGCGTTGAAGATTATCTCCTGCGTCTCGTCGTCGAGCTTCGACTTGCGCCCCCCGGGGTGCTTGGGCTTGACGGGTGCCACCAGCAGGTCGTGTGCCATGCGCAGGGCCTGGACCCCCGCTGCGGCTTCGGCCCGGCCCGGGTAGGTCAGGGCCTTGCTGTCGCCCGGGGCCCGCTCCAC